GTAGAACTAGCAGAGAAGCTAGAAGTAGAATACAGTGAGCTTGTGGGGCTAGAAAAGTCTCCCAAGCAGTCACTAAAGGTATTATTGGAGGCAATATGCGAAGATTAGTAATGACACCAAAAGGGCTAGGAATGTGTGATAGGACTGAGTGCAGAACTCATGGGGATATGTTATATTTTAAAGTGACGCTAAAGACCAAGGAAGTAGCAGAGTTTCTAAACACAGAAGTTAAGTTTCTAGACATGGAAGTAGAGCTAGAAGCTATTAAAAGACGCAAAAGATTAGATAGAATTACGGGAAAGCTTGATGAAAAATTTTGAAATTGGGCGAAGTACATGAAGACTTGAGGCGAATTTGTAGAAAAGATTTAAAGACCGCTTTGTTCGGTCTTTTTCTTTAGGGAAATTAGATTAAATAATCTCTCGATACCTTTCACTCAATTCATCTCTAGTCCCTTCTTCGCTTACGCTCGAAGAGCCTTAGTCAAAGACGAATGTGAGTAGATATCTCGTGGAGAGAGATAATAATAGATTTGGTTAACTATTTCTAATTATAGATAATATTATATCACGATTTTGTCAAGATTGCAAGTATAATTTTTGGGTAGGTTATCGAATAAGGTATCTGGGAACGTCTCATCTCCGAGAAAATTTATTAGTTCTTCGATAGTTGGTAGGATTTTGCTTTAGTGATTTGAGATGTCTCTTCCTCGCCTCGCTGCTCTTGCGTTTCCTTTTTGCTGTTGGCTTCTCGTAGAATTCGAGTTCGCGACAACGTTCTTTGATTTGAGCGGCTTCACATTTCTTACGAAAAATACGAATAGCTTTCTCTGTAGGCATGTTCTTACAGTAAAGGTGAGGCATTATTTACCTCCTAGAGAAATGAGAGAATTAACCAAAAGTCCATCCTCTCTTTCTTAAAAAGTGTATATAAGAATAGAGTTGACTCTTTGAGACTTGTAATTTTTCACATATCTCATCAGTAGGTAATTTGCGGTAATTATCTCGCAAATACTGCTTTTCGTCTTGAGTCCATCTTTTCTTCATACCCATATTATATAGAAAATTTTACCATTTGTCAAGTATTAAATTTAGGATGGTCAAAAATAACTCTTGACATGGCTTCCAATTGAGTGTATAATATAACAATATTTAAGGAGAATTATGAACGACACAGAATTAGCATACATTATAATATTAATCGCAACTAACATAGGGACTTACTTCTATACCAAGTTTCATTTTATTGAGTTTACGATTGATATACTCACTGAAAAAGGGTATTTGGAACTTGAAGATGAGCAAAAATAAATCTTGACAACATCTTCCAAATTTAGTATAATATATCAGTAGTTAGATTTATTCTAGCTATGGGATATGGGATGGTATAGTTCAATCAATAAAACAGGTTCTTTCTGCATCTTTGAACATTCAGTTTTAGAACTATGGGAACTAATGCTACCGAAAGGGGCAACAACTAACCAAGATGCAAGCTTACTGAAAAGGAGTAATAAAATGACATTAGATAACTTAATGTATAAGCACTTTCTCGGCTTTGATGAGAGATTTTTTAACCCCGTTGACGATACAGCGTATCCTCGACATAACATAGTAACACGCGGTGATGACTACTTTCGTATTGAAATGGCGTTGCCAGGCTGGATTAAAGAGAATATTACTATTTCACTCGATAAGTCAAGCTTATTGATTGAAGGCACAACAAAACTAGAGTGTGAAGATAACGAACAATATCTACACAAAGGAATTAGCGGAAAAATGTTCAAAAGAACTTTCTCTCTTGGCGAATTTATAGAAGTCAAGAAAGTATGGTTTGAAAACGGCTTGCTCAGCATAGAATTAGAAAAGGTCATACCCGAAGATAAACAACCGAAGGTATTTGACATAAAATGAAACAAAAATTTGAAGACATTAAACTTTTAATTTGTGAAGATGACAAGTTCTGTGATGCGACTATGAATGTGTTTACCACCGTAATATTCGGCGGTATCATTGCACAAAGTCTAATTACTATTACTTAACAAAATTACAAAGGGATAGTTTCAGAGGGAGTTTAGGCTCCCTCTACTATATAAGGAGAACAGATGAATATATCAACAGAGGGCTTAGCCCTTATCAAGAAATTTGAAGGACTAGAATTAAACGCATATAGATGTGCGGCTGGAGTATGGACTATAGGTTATGGACATACAAAGGATGTAGAAAGAGGAGATGTTTGGACAGAAGCACAAGCTGATGACGCATTGAAACACGAACTAATAGAATTCGAGGGGTATATTAATGACCTAGTAGAATGTTCTTTAACACAAAATCAATTTGACGCCCTAGTCTCATGGGTGTACAACCTTGGACCAGCTAATCTACAAGCATCAACTCTTTTAAAGAGATTAAATGCAGAGGATTACGAAGATGTTCCTAGCCAATTAAAAAGGTGGAACAAGGCTGGAGGTAAAGTTTTAGAAGGTCTTATCAGAAGACGAGAAGCTGAAGCTTTATTATTTCAAGGAGCAATCTGGGAACATGTCTAAGCTAAAGACTATGCTCCTCAATTTTTGGGACAGCTTTTTAAAACTTTTCACAACTCGGTACAAGTTAATCGTCAGTTATAACTCTACCTACGGGGATGGAGATGACCAAGTATTTATAGTGAAGAAGTTCTTCTCTAAAAAAGATAAATACTTAAAATTTCAGACAACCGAAGGGGAGACTGTAGAGATAAGAGGTGCGGAAGGTTTAAATTACAGGATACAAGAACTATGAATCAATTTTTTATAGCCATTATATTAGTCCTATCACTAGGTAGTTGGTATCTCTGGAGTGACAATCAGACACTCAGAGAGAACAATGCACAGTTAATGATAGCTGCGGCGACACAAGAAGAAACAATATCGCAGTTACAAAATGATATGGCACTACAAGGGCAGTCTCTTTTAGAGTTACAAACTAAAGGTCAGGAAATCCAACAAGAGATGGACAGATATTTAGATATTTTTAAGAGACACAATTTAACAAAGTTAGCGGCTGCAAAGCCAGGTCTGATAGAGACTAGAGTTAACAAAGCAACAAAGGAGGTATTTGATGGTATCGAAAAAGATAGTCGTGACATTGATGTTCTTGATGACGGGGTGCAGCTTGCTCCCGACACAGACATTAGAGGTTAGTGCTAAGCCAATCGAAAGAAACATAATCCAACCGATTATGCCTCGCGAAATAGATTTGAAAGAGCCATATTGGTATGTGGTTTCTTCCAAAAACCTTGACGAGTTTCTTACTCAAATTGAGAAAGACCAAGGTCAAGTAGTATTCTTAGCCATGTCAGTTCCAGATTATGAACTCATGTCTTACAATACTCAAGAGCTAAAAAGATATATAAACGAGCTCAAAGAAGTGGTCGTTTACTATCGTAAGGTGACCACTACAAACGGAGACTAATATGTTAGGATTCTTTGAATGGGTGACCGCATGGCTTGCTGTTATCCCAACAGTTGTGATGTGTGCATCTTTAATAAGCGCACTCACACCCACACCAATCGACGATGGTTGGATGAAAAAAGTTTACAAAATAGTAGACTGGTGTTCACTAAATGTGGGCAAAGCTAAGGATAAGTAAAATGTCGGATGCAGTCGATAATAGAAACGAAGTCAACATAGACCTCGAAAAATATATGTCATTGGTTGAGAAACTTGATGGCGCAGAAGACACAATTTCTGCACTAAAGACTGAAGCGGAGGCTGCGAGGAAACAACTTGCACCCCCAAAGAGAAAATTTATGGACTTATTTTTAGACGATAACGACATAAATGAGAAGTCTATTATAGGCTTTCTCTCGTTCTTCCTTATGTTTGTATTTGGAATGTGTGATTTAGTCACTGCGTTCTGGGGTATGGACTTAAAGGTTAGTGATACCATCTACACATCATTTGTAGTTGTAACACTAGGAGCATTTGGTATTTCTGAAGCAGGAAAAGCTTTCGGAAAATAATTATCTCAATAGTTGAGAGTCGAGCTTACTTTTAGTTCGACTCTTGCCTATTATATTCCCCTCGTACCACAAACCATACTAAAAATACTTCTTGACAACAGGTAGAAATTTCTGTATAATAGATTTATGAATTTATTTTACTTAGACGAAAATTTAGATATGTGTGCGGAAGCTCATGTAGATAAGCATATCGTTAAGATGCCACTCGAAGCAGCCCAGCTACTTTGTACGGCAGTATGGATAGATTCCGTTCTAGGTTTCATTCCGCGAGCACTTAATAAAGAGGAAACTCGAGAACTTAATTCTCGAAAGTCAGAAATTAAACACTTGCCAATGGAAGAGAGACCCTTGACACCTTACCTTCCAATGATGTACAATCACCCTTGTACTATTTGGACTCGATCATCGCTTGATAACTTCGAATGGGTTCACTGTTATGCAAATGCCCTCAACGACGAATATTATTATAGATACGGTAAACAGCACAAATCAGTGGTGGAAGTAATTAACCGATTACCAGAACCCAAAAACATGGAAAGATTAGGAATGACGGAGTTCCTACTAGCCATGCCTGACGAGCTCAAAATGGAAGGTAATCCGATTCAGTCGTACAGAGACTACTATCACTTAGATAAAGCAACTTTTGCTAAGTGGTCACACAGAGACAAACCACATTGGTGGAATGAAGACTATGCAGACTATGAGAAAAGGATAACAGCGAAATGAAAGTAGTAATTTACGGAAAAGAAAACTGTCCATACTGTGATATGGCAAAGAGCTTAGCAAAAAGAGAAGGAGCTGAGACTCGTTACCTATCAATGGGTACCGATTTTGAAGCGAAGACCTTTATGGCAGAATTCCCATCAGCTAGAACCTTCCCCCAAATAATTGTCAATGGCAAGAAGATTGGTGGATATCGCGAGTTTGAAGGACTAATAAATGAAAGTAATTAAAAGTACAGACGGAAAAACAAAAGTTTATTCTGATACAGCAGATGTTGAGAAATCAGTAAAGACTTCAGTAAAATGGAGAAAAGGTATCAGAGTATTGAAAAATAACAAATTTAAAACACTACTCAGAGCATGGAAATAACAAATAATAAATTTAAAGAACGAGAAGCCCTCCTTATCCTAAAGAATCACATTTTAGGAACCTATGACCAACACTACAGTATGAATAAAATTCAGGCAACTGAGTTCATATTTGATGCTGGGCATGGAGAAAGTTTCTGTTTAGGAAATATTATAAAGTATGCTCAAAGGTATGGTAAGAAAGACGGCAAGAACAGAGAAGACATTTTAAAAATATTACATTATGCAATTATGTTGCTAGGGAATGACATTGATAAAAACTAAATCACACGAAAATTTAACAGACACAAACATTAGATTAGTAATAGACCAGCTAGAACAAAGTAGTCCTATCACTAAGAAAGAAGCTTGTGACATTCTGAACATCAGGTATAACACGACCAGACTTCAGAGAATTATCGAAGAATGGAAGGACACACAGGAGTTCAAAGCTAGACGAAAAGCTCAGAACAAAGGCAAGCCTGCAAGTAGAGATGAAATCTCAAGTGTCGCTAAAATGTATGTAGAAGGATTTAATATATCTTCTATCGCTAAGTCTATCTATCGCTCCCCTGCTTTTGTGAAAGGAATCGTTGAACGCATTGGTATACCAGTGAAGCTCGCTGATTCTGACTATGAAGCAAGACGTAGGGCAATGCTGCCCGAAGCTTGTATTTCAGACAACTTTGCAAAGGGAGAGGTAGTATGGGCTATTCGTAAGAATTTTCCAGCAAAAGTAGTAAAGGAGTATGAGCCAGAACAGGCAGATACACGAGGCTACAAGTTATTTCTTATATACACTATCGAGTGCACTCAAGATGCTTTAAAAGACACATATTTCCCATACCTCGAGTATGCTGGCAAGTACTGTGTTCAACCTGCTTATGAGCTTGGAACACTAAGACACTTGGAGCAGTATGGAGTTAAATTTTTATAACATATTTCTAGCATTTTATTTATCCTCTGTGATAATGTTAATGTATAGATGTTGGTTGCCATCATTTCTATATTTTAGAAAATGGTACCCAGACCACTTAATGAATAGGTGGTGGCCTATTGTATTTATAATACATTTCATAGGCTTTTTAATCGGCGCACCCTTATTATGGGGGTGTATTTTAAATGATAATCTACAAGAAAGATTCTGTATGAAATACATAAATACAGTATTAGAGGGAGACAAATAATGAACTATTTATTTACAGCATTAATTAAAAAATTAGAAGGAGATGCAGAGGTTGCAAAGGCAAACCTACTGACGTACCAACGTAATTCAGCTGGTATCGGGGAACACCCTGATATTGTTGAAGCTATGGAGACTCAAGTCGCAAAAATAGCTGAAGCAGAAGACAAAATTAATGCAATCAAGAAACATTTTTCATAGGATGTTCAAAATAGTTCTTGACAAATCTTTCAATTTCTATTATAATATATTTATATTATGAGTGATAGATATTACCAACAAATGAAGGAAGCGACAGGGTGGGCACCCGGCATGCCTGAATTTTACAAAAACAGGAGAAAACGTATGTCAACATGGACAGATGAAACAAAACAAGAAGCTATTGATATGTATGTAGAAGAGAATGCTACACCAGAGAATAGTATGGAGATAGTTGCAGACATTGCTGAGCAACTAGGACAAACACCTAACGGAGTCAGAATGATTCTTACTAAGGCTGGCGTCTATGTCAAGAAAACACCAGCAGCTAAGGCTTCAGGTGGTTCAACAGGTGGAACTAGAGTATCAAAGGCTGACGCCCAAGACACCCTAACTTCTGCAATTAGCGACGCAGGTATGGAGCCAGACTCCGCTATCATTGAGAAGCTAACAGGTAAAGCAGCACAGTACTTTGCTGATATTATCAACAAAATAAACGAGTAGTTTTAGTACCCCGATTTATTCGGGGTATTTTTGTATCTAAAATATTGACCTTAAGTTAAAAAGAAGAAAATTTTCAACTATTAACTAAGGAGCAGTATGAAAAAGAAAGAGTTCATTGAAAAAATGGACAGAGCAGGGGATGCAGTAATTACTTACAGAAGTCAAAATAGTCGCAAACTAAAATATAATGTTTGCACAATGGACTTCGACAACAAGTATATCCAATCAAAAAGAACTAGGGCGAAAGAAGGTCAACACACAGTATTATGTTTTTGTTGGGACACAGATTCCTTCAGAATACTTGTACCAGATAATGTAACAAGTATAGTACCATTAAACAGGGTAATTAGAAATGAACCTGTATGAAGCCCCGTCAAAATATGAGAAAGTTATTTCAGTCAATGGAGATAACTCTGAGCAAGTAAGATTAGTAATTAATTCTTTTAGAGGAAAGGAGTACCTACATCTTCGTAAGTACTACCAAGACTTTGATGAAGAATGGAAACCTAGTAAGGATGGCATAGCTATGGCTATAGATTTTGATAACACTAGAGGCTTATTCGAGGGATTAGTTGAGATT